TGCCAAATATAGATTTGGATTTACTGGAACTTTAGATGGATCACAGACACACAAGTTAGTTCTTGAAGGTCTCTTTGGTCCTACATATAAACTAATCAAAACTGATGAGTTAATTAAAAAAGGATATCGATCTAAATTAAAAATTAAGGTTCTTCTTCTAAAGCATGAACCTACAAAGTTTAATGACTATGAAGAAGAAGTTCAATTTTTAATTGGTCATGGGAAGAGAAATAAGTTTATCAGAAACTTGGTGAAAGATCTAGATGGCAATACTTTAGTTCTTTTCAATAGAGTTGCAACTCATGGGGAACCCCTGTATGAGGAAATAAATAAGCATGTAGGTGAAAATAGGAAAGTATTTTTCATCCATGGTGGAGTGGATACTGAAGAAAGAGAATTAGTCAGAAAAATTACCGAGGAAGAAACAAATGCAATTATTGTTGCTTCTTATGGCACTTTTAGTACAGGTATCAATATTAGAAACTTACACAATGTTGTCTTTGCATCACCAAGCAAATCCAGAATCAGAAACTTACAATCTATAGGAAGAGTTCTTAGAAAGGGTAAAGAAAAAGTATCAGCAACACTATATGATATTGCAGATGACATTACCCACAACACAAAAAGAAACTACACTTTAAACCACTTAGTAGAAAGAATTAAAATCTACAACGAAGAAAACTTTGATTATGAAATTATTACTATAAATTTAAAAAAATGATAGAAGAAGAATTTTATGCAGCAATTAAGTTAATATCAGGTGAAGAAATATTTGCTCTTGTTTCTGTATCAGAAGAAGAGGATAGAACTTTGTTGATTCTTGATAACCCTGTTATCATTACTCCAATGATGAGTAAGTCAGGGGTAGTCCAAGGATACAAAGTAGAACCTTGGATGTATATCCCTGATGATGATATGTACATTGTTGACATGAATAAAGTCATCACTATGACTGAAGTTGGTGATCAAACAATTATTAATGTGTATCACAAATTCAACAGGTCAACATCTAAAGTAAGTATAGATAGAAAAATGGGTTTCATCTCTAAAGTAGAGGAAGCAAGAAAGACTCTAGAAAAGGTCTATAAAAATAGCTAAACCTTCTCTTGAAACCCCACAGAGTTATTTTAGTCATTAAATTAATACTTGTCAACCCATTGTCAAGGGAGTATAATAATGGTATTATTTGAACACTTATAAAGTTATTTTATGTTAGCAGTAATGACCAAAGGAAAGAAAAGATCAGAGCACTATGTAAGCAACAAAGAGTTCCACCTTGCTCTGATTGAGTATAAGAAGAAGGTCGTTGCTGCTAAAGAGCAAGGTCTTCCTAAACCTAGGATTACAAACTACCTTGGTGAGTGTTTTCTAAAGATTGCCACACATTTATCATACAAACCAAATTTTGTCAACTACATGTTTAAAGATGACATGATTTGTGATGGCATTGAAAATTGTATTCAATACATTGATAATTTTGATGTAGAAAGAACTAATCCTTTTGCATACTTTACTCAGATTGTCTACTATGCTTTCTTGAGAAGAATTGCTAAAGAGAAGAAGCAGTTAGAAATTAAGACTAAAATTATTGAAAGATCAGGGTTTGATGAAGTCTTTAGTGCAGATACCTCTGAGTTAGGGTATACTTCATCTGATATGAATAATATCAAAGATGGAATTAATTATAGATTTTCATGAAAGTAGCAATTATAACTGACACTCATTATAATTTTAGAAAAGGAAGTCAAGTATTCCATGATTACTTTGAGAAATTTTATAATGAAGTATTCTTCCCATTCTTAAAAAAGAATAAGATTGATACAGTTATACACTTAGGAGATATTTTTGATAATCGTAGAGCAACTGATTATTGGAGTATTGAGTGGACTAGAAGGGTAATCTTAGATCCTTTAAAAAAATATAAAGTTCATTTGGTTCTGGGCAACCATGATATCTTCTACAAAAACACAAACAAATTAAACAGTCCTGAATTATTGGTTGGTGATTATAAGAACATCAACATCTACACAAAAGCAACCAATGTTCAAGTTGGTGGACAGGAGGTTCTATTCATTCCCTGGATCACTCCAGATAGTGAGTCAGAGACTCTAGCAGCAATCCAAAACACCTCTGCAAGGGTTGCCATGGGTCACTTAGAATTGACAGGGTTCTATGCCCATAGAGGGCATGTTCAGGAAGCAGGAAGAGATAAATCTGTGTTCCAAAAATTTGACAGAGTTTTTTCTGGACACTATCACACTAGAAGTGATGATGGTAAGATTTTTTATCTGGGAAACCCATATCAACTATATTGGAATGATTATGGGGACAACAGAGGGTTTACTATATGGGATACTGAAACTAATGATTTGCAGTATGTCAATAACCCCTTCCAGATGTTTAAGATCTGCAATTATGATGAGGAGACACCTGAAGAAGACTTGACTCCATACAAAGGATGTATGGTCAAACTTGTGGTCAAAAATAAAACAGATCAAAAAAAGTTTGATAAATTCCTTGACTCTTTAATTAAAACTCAACCACAAGAACTGAAGGTTATTGAATCTGTAAAGATCAATGAACAGTTTGATGCTGATGAGTTGGTACAGCAAGAAGACACTTTATCTTTGCTTAAGAGGTATGTGGATGAATCTGAAATTAAGTTAAATAAAGTTAGAATAAAAGAACTTATACAGTCCATTTACCAAGAGTCGTTCCAGATGTAAAATGTACATACTAACAGTTGCAGATGAAGATAAAGAAGGAGCATTTGCTGTAGAAAATAGAAATGGAGAGAAAGTTCTCTTCATGTTTGAAGAAGAAGATGATGCTCAAAGATATCTTTCAATGCTAGAAGAACTTGACTATCCAGAGATGGAAGTTACAGAAGTTAATCCCCAAGTTGCAATCATGGCTTGTGATCATTTAGATTACAACTATGCTATAATTACCCCAGATGATATTGTGATTCCTCCAGATTATGATAAAGTTTCAGATCCTAAGATATAAAAATTTTCTTTCTTCTGGAAACTACTGGACAGAAATAAAGTTAGATCAACACAATGCAACTCTAATTGTTGGGCATAATGGTGCAGGCAAAAGCACTATTCTAGATGCCTTAACTTTTGTGCTGTTTAATAAACCTTTCAGAAAGATTAATAAAAATCAATTGATAAACAGTGTTAATGAAAAAGACTGTTTAGTTGAGGTAGAGTTATCAATATCAGGAAAACAGTACACAATTAAAAGAGGAATAAAACCAACTCTGTTTGAGATTTACAGAGATGGAGTTCTTTTGGATCAATCATCTTCTTCTAATGATCAGCAGAAATGGTTAGAGCAATCTGCACTAAAGTTAAACTATAAGTCTTTCACTCAAATTGTAATTCTAGGTTCATCTAACTTTGTTCCTTTCATGCAACTGTCTTCTCAACATAGACGAGAAGTTGTGGAGGATCTTCTTGACATCAAAGTATTTTCATCTATGAATGATGTTGCCAAGATAAAAATAAAGGAACTTAAGGATGAAATTAGAGAAGTTGCATATAAAAAAGAAAACTTAGAAGATAAAATTGAATCACAACAAGACTTAATTGAGAAATTAAAGAAAAGAAAAACAGAAGACATTCAATCTAGAAAAACTAAATTAGTATCATTGGACACAGAAATAGATTCTATAGTAAAAGATAATGAAACTATTCATTTACAAGTTGAAGAGAATACAAAAAAACTAGAAACTATTTCTTTTTCAGAAGACCTTCTTAAAAAGTTGGAAAAACTAAATGCTAAAATAGAACAAAAAATTACCAACTTAGTAGATGAGCACAAGTTTTTCAACAACAATAGGGTTTGCCCTACTTGCACACAAAATATTGAGGAAGATTTTAGGTTAAATAAGATTGAACAAATTCATGAAAAATCAAAGGAGGTTCAAAAAGGTCAAAAGGAACTAGAGCAATCCATTGAGGCAGAAAAGAAAAAGCAACATGAATTTTTGCAAATTACTAAAGAGGTAACACAATTAACACATGAAATTAATTTTAACAACGTTAAAATTTCTGGACTTAGAAAACAAATCCAAGAAACTGAATCTGAAATTCAAACACTTGCCACCAGAAATCAAGACACAGATACTGAGTATGAAAAGTTAACCTCTCTAACTGAGTCTTTAGAATCTATCCTTCAAGACTCAGCAACAAAAAAAGAAGAATTACAAAACTACGAGTTTATTAGTTTACTCCTCAAAGATGATGGGGCAAAGTCTAAAATCATACAGAAGTACTTACCAGTAATCAACAGCAATCTAAACAAGTACCTTGAGATTTTAGACTTCCCTGTAAACTTTACTTTGGATGAAGAGTTCAATGAGAAGTCTTTAAACCCAATTTATGAAGACTTCTCATACTCATCATTCTCAGAAGGAGAAAAAATGAGAATTGATTTGGCACTACTCTTTACATGGAGAGAAGTGGCAAAGGTAAAGAACTCAATCAATACAAATTTATTGATACTTGATGAGGTCTTTGATAGTTCTCTTGATGAAGCAGGAACTGATTATTTTACAAAAATTATTAAGTTTGTAGTAAAAGATTCAAACACCTTTGTGATCTCACACAAAGTAGATGACCTATTAGAAAAATTTGAAAAAACCATCAAGTTTGAAAAAAGAAAAGGATTCAGCATGATGGTTGACTCTGACTGATCTAAGTGGTATTATAGTTAGTGATTACTTCTATTTTATTATGGATGAGCATCTTTATCCAGATGTAGTTAAATTCACCATGTATGATGGTGGATCTGGAACTCTTAACCTTGACGAAATTACCCTTCCTATGCCTGAAGATACAAACAAAAATGGGTTTTGGAAATACAATGAAGACAAAACTCTGAAGCAAATTGAAGAATATCTTGTAAGTACATATAAGGCACACTATACTTCTGAGCAGTCCAAGACTCAAACCTTGGATTTGATTGAGAGCATTGGTGATGCTGAACCATTTACCAGATCTAATGCTATTAAATACCTTTCCAGATTTGGTAAGAAGAATGGCAAGTCCAAACTTGACATCCTGAAAGCAATTCATTATTGCGTCCTTCTTTATCACTTTGCTGGTCTACACAATGAAACTCCGAGCACCTATGAAACTTTCTGATACTACCCTCTCTGTTCTTAAGAACTTTGCTTCTATCAACCAATCTATCTTGGTTAAACAGGGTACTAAACTGAGGACTATTTCTGTAATGCAGAATATCCTTGCTGAGGCAGATGTTAGTGAAGAGTTCCCTAAAGACTTTGCTATCTATGACCTTAATCAATTTCTGAATGGTCTTGGTCTTCACCAGGATCCTGATCTTGATTTTACTAATGATTCTTATTTGATTATTAGAGAAGGAAAAAGAAAAGTAAAATATTTCTTTGCAGATCCTGAAGTTATTGTCTCTCCTCCAGAGAAAGAAATTTCTCTGCCAACTCAAGATGTTTGTTTCCAAGTTGATCATTCACAACTGGATAAACTGATCAAAGCAGCAGCAGTGTATCAACTGCCAGACCTTTCTGCTATTGGTGCTAATGGTGTAATTAGTCTTGTAGTTCGTGACAAGAAGAATGACACTTCAAATGAATACTCTATTGTTGTGGGTGAGACAGACTCTGAGTTTACTTTCAACTTTAAAGTTGAAAACATTAAGATCATTCCAGGATCTTATAATGTGGTTATCTCTCAAAAGTG